CTTGGCGATAAACTATACGATCTAGTTCTTGATTGGAATTCTCGTTTCAATTGGGTTCGTCACAAACTGGGATTTGGGTACTGGTCACTGTCTAAATACTTAAAACATAAAGTTAAAAAAGCATCTGACTTCATGTTCCAGTTTGAAAAGAATCTTGCAGCATACTGCAAGAAACGAGGGTATGATGGAGTTATCTGTGGGCATATTCATCATGCTGAAATCAAAGAGATTGATGGTGTTACATATATGAACGATGGCGACTGGGTTGAGTCATGCACTGCTCTTGTTGAACATCATGATGGACACTGGGAAATAATAACATGGACAAAGGAGACCGACCATGAAAGTACAGGAAATAATAAAGAAGATGTACCAAGCGTGCATCAGCCACGACAAGATCAAAGAAAAGAAAATGTGGTTGAAAGCATTGAAGAAATCACTAAAGCATAAACATACGCATGTCATTAAGTAGTAAAATAACAATTGTAGTTCCTTGTAAAAATGAGGAAAATTACATAGGGTGGTTGCTGTTACAACTGCGCAATCAACTGATAGGTAGTACAAGAATTATCATTGCAGATTGCTCTACTGACAATACTCGTAAAGTTATTGAATCCACCAAAGGAAGATTGAATGTTGAGATTATTGATGGTGGTCCAGTTAGTATTGCTAAGAACAATGGAGCCAAGCTGGTNACTACTCCATACATCTTGTTCATAGATGCTGATGTTCGTTTCTTTGATATCAATACTATTCGTGATGCAGTTGATGAGATGGAATCCAAAAATCTAGACTTAATCGGATTGTACGCAAAGTGCTATGATANTGACATGCGAGCAAAGATTGGATTTATGATGTTTAATTTTGTAAATAACATCATGAAACACAAAGTGCCATTTGCTGTTGGTGCTTTCATGTTAACTCGCAGAGATAAATTTGAAGAGTTTGGTGGCTTTGCTGAGAAGTATGGAACAAGCGAAGATTTCTTTTTATCTAAAAAGTACGATCCAAAGAAATTCAAGTTGATGAATCATTATTTTGGACAAGATAGTAGAAGGTTTCAAAAGATGGGGTATTTTGGTATGGCATGGTATCTTATCCAAAACTTTTGGAATAGAAACAACGATGCTTATTGGAACAGGGCAGACTACTCTAAGTACTGGAAATAGATAACCCTACGACCTGTAAGGTTATTCCCCTTCCTAAGCCCCTGTAGATACAGGGGTTTTTTATTGTCAAAAGGTGCTTGTCTTTAATTGCAATACGATGTATAATAGTTGTATGAAAAGTGAAAAAGTGAATACGTTATTGGAATGGTCTGCCACGATCGTTACAGTGGGTGCTGCAATTGCAACTGCTTTAGCTATCGATCCGCTGAACATCTACTTGTTCAATCTAGGTTCCATCCTTTGGTTGATCTGGGCAGTTAGAATCAAACGTGCAAGTTTGGTCGTTGTCAATGTGGGTTTGTTGGTAGTTTATGTTTATGGTTTTATTGTGAGGGTAATATGAAGGGTTCAATCCGTGCTTTCGTCGGTTTTATGCTGGTTTTTGGTGCTGTTGGTGCTTTGGATCACGATCCAAGTGCTAGCGTTTTTACTGCGACAATGGTGGCTCTTGCTGGGCTTGCTGTTATGTACAGTGGTGTTCGTGCTATGACTGGAGTGAAATAATGGGTGCAATGAAAAATGTAGTGTTTGCTATCGAAGAAGCCATCGAAGATGGACTCTTGTCCTTCCCTGAGATTGCTACCAAATTTGGTATGACTCTGGCTGATGTTTGTCTTATCTCTGAAGAGTTGGACAAACAGTACGAACATCAATCTATGATGTATGAGGCAGAATATGACTGATACGCTAGTGACTGATACATATGACGTACGACATGGTGGACCATTTGATCGTGGTAGAGCAGATTCTTACTACCATCGTGGATACAGACCACACTACTACGTTGGTGATACTTTAAATAGCCCTCTTGTGGACGTGAGTGAAATGACAATTGCAGAAGTCGCTGCATATGACGCAGGGTTTCAGTGGAATGAAAAATACGGTGATAAAAAAGATTGGGGTTGATATGAATAAGTTTGCAGTAATGAAACACAAGAATGCAATCGATAGTGAGATACTGTTGATTACGCAGGAAGAATGTGCCGAGGTAACACAGGCTATTAGCAAGGTGTTTCGGTTTGGTATGGACGATGAATATAAAGGTCAGACGAATCGAGAACATCTGGAGGAAGAACTAGGTGATCTGATGTGCATGATTGAATTGCTTATCGAGAATGGTATCGTCAGCGAAGCTGCACTGCTAACTGCAAAGAACGAAAAGTTGAACAAGCTGATGACATGGTCCAATATTTTTAAGGATGCAGCATGATTCAAATTGAAAACCTAACTGAATATCAAGTTGAGATGCTTGATCATATGTGGTCACTAGATTCTCTGGAAGAATTCGAGGAATGGTATGCTCTATTGGATGAGGAAGACCAACTACTTGCAGACAACCTGCAACAAATGATTGTTCTTGCAGAAATGGATAATTTAATTGGTGACTGCAAAGATGCAAAACAACTATTAAAGAAATTTGCCTTGTAAGGAAAGATCGTGTATAATAAGACAATGAAACCTAGAAATCTAATAGCAAAAGATTTACGCACTCCAAAATATCGCATGCGAAAAGTGGAGAGCAAGGTTCAGTACATTCGTCAACCAAAACATAGAAAGGCAGACCATGGACTTGGAGTATGAACTTTACCGAGAAGGTTTAACAAGATCAATTAAAATCAAAAATCATAATGTGGGTGCCACTTATGAGACGATTGAATTTACAATCAAAAACAAGCTAGTTGATGAATCTGGCAAAGTTATAATTGATAATGGACACACGTGTTTCTTTGAACCTAAAGAATTTAAAGAATTTTTTGAACCGATAGTTAATGAATTGAAAGTGAGATTAGATAATGTCAATGCAGACAATATTCAAGACCGATAAAGAATTTGAAGAGTTTAAAACATGGACACTAGGAGTTCTACACGATGACAACATCAAAGATCTGTGCGTTACTTTCACCAAAAAAGATGGCACCGAAAGAGCCATGCAATGTACCCTTGTTGAAGGCAGAATCCCAACCGATAAGATTCCGAAAAGCACAGGGGCATCTAGCAAGGCTGATGGATCCACAGTTCGGGTCTTTGACACAGAAAAATCCGAGTGGAGATCTTTCCGCTGGGAATCAGTAACTAAAGTGGGGTTTACACTATGAAGATTTTATTTGTAGTAGCAGTGATATTGATATTGCTAGTTTTATTCCCACTAGCAACTATTTGGTCTTTAAATATATTATTTCCAGCATTGGCAATCCCAGTCACATTTGAAACTTGGGTGGCAACAGTCATTCTTGGTGGTGTAGTTGGTGGAACTAATGGTGTATCATTTGGGAGCAAGAAATGAATTACGCATTAACACCCGAACAGAAAAAAGATTTGCAAGGTGCTATTCAAGAGATTAGCAATTCAATGCTACGCACTGAAGCAGAGCGAGATCTTATTCGAGAAATCGTTAAAGAAAAATCTGATACATTGCAAATTCCTAAGAAAGTTATTTCCAAGATTGCAAAGACCTATCATAAGCAGAATCTCGCACAAGAAGTTGCAGACCACGAGGATTTTGTGGAACTATACGAGAAAATTACTTCAAAATAGTGCTTGTCTTTAATTGCGAATTGCGGTATAATAGATCTATATTATGGAGAAAAACATGGCAGTGACAGCAAAACGCAGAGCAAAGAATCAAGCAATCTTAGCATCACAGAAGAAGTTTGAGCCAACGATCGACCAGCTGGACTACCAAGTTAGTCTGAGTCGTGCGTTGACTTACTACTCAGTACAAACTGGTGCCAAGGAACAACGACTATTTGCACTTGAGTTCTTCTCTAAGAAAGAACCAAAGATCGCAAAGCAGTTGAAGAAACTTCCTGACCACAAATTTCAGACATTTGGTTCATTGTGTCGTCTCATGTCAAATGAGCAGACCGATATCAAACAATTGTCTGAGTTCAGCCCATTCTTCACCACTAAGTTAAAAGAGTTGCTGGCTGATGCTAACAAAATTGTCGAACAAGTAGAAGTTACTAAAGCACCAACAAATGTAATTAGCATCCAAGACCGCATGGAAGAAAAAGCCAGAGAACATGCTGGTGAATTCGAAGGTGCAATCGATGAATGGGTGCTGACTAAAGGTAAGAATACTTTCTCAGCAAAGAATTATTTACTGACACATGAGGTTGCAGCACCTATTGCTAAACGAATTGGTGAGTTGTTTGTGAATACTGCTCAAGAAATTCGTGAGGCTATTGCTGGCGAAGATGACCAACTTGTTGAAGGTTATTCACACTTGAACAAACGAGAGCTAAAGAAGTTTGCCGAGTTCGTTGAGTCTATCATTGCTGACTGCCAACAACAAGTACAGACTGCCAAAGCGAATCGTGCTCCACGTAAACGCAAACCACAACCACCTGTCAAGATCGTTGCTAAGATGAAGTATCTGAAAGAATTTGCTGACTTCAATCTTAAATCAATCAAGCCAGAGACCATTGTTGGTTCATCTGAAGTTTGGGTGTACAATACAAAGTATCGTAAGGTTAC